CTGTCAGTTAAGATGGTCCACATTTTTGGTTCGGTATGGAAAATAATGGTTGGTATGATGCCATCGGGTGCCTTTGAGACATCCCATGGTAATTCATGGATAGTACAACTCTTATGGTGGAGTTATTGTGAGTATGTGATATATTTACACCCAGAAATTGGTGAGGCGTTTGAAAAGGCGTTTTTGGCGCATGAGATTGAAGCTGGTGTGTATGGTGATGATCACAATTTAGCGTTACGAGATGTACTAACAGAGTATATTAATGAAGTTGGGTATGCTGCTTTTGTGGCTGAATTCTGGGGGATGGAGATAACAGAACCCCGAGAATGTAATTTCATTAGTGTTCCCAATGATAGTGGAAATTTGAAATATAGAGGAGTTGCATGGTTAAAAAAATATTTCATATTGCGTACTGATGCCTACCCTAATAATTTGCCTGATGTATTACCTTATAAGCGGTTAGATGATGCACTGGTCAAGTTTGCTTGGGGTAATAGTGAGAGGTATGCTTTAATAGACCAAGCTATTGCATGTATAGGCTTGGCATATGATAATATGGGTGTGAATGCCGTTGCACATGAAATGTTGACAGAGTTATTTACGTTTTGTATACAAAAAATGGAGATTACTAATATGAATGATTTAAGATTTGAATTCTTTAAATTTGATAGAACTGATAAGAAAGATATCACGAAAATTATGGGTAAAACAGGAATACCAGTGGATACTGTATTCCAGGGGTTCCCTACACGAGAGAAGTTATTACAAATGCACGTGTATGATGAAAATTACGTTAATTTTACGCCAAAGTTTGGTAGATATTCAGTCTCTCATCAGCGTGATTGGGAGAAGGCTGCTGATCCAACAACTTGGATGGAATTTCCAGAGGATGTAACTGAAGATGATGGAGAATCTTATTGATGATGTTTATAAATGGGTTAAATAAAATTATAAAAACACAAAAAAAATAAAAAATAAAAAAACTAGTATTCGGTGCGTCGTTTCACACTTGGTTTGGTTATATGGGTGATGGTACATTACACGTACCTAGCTTGAAATATACGAATA